TTTAAACACATCTACAGGTTCAGTATCTACTGCAGGTCATGCTGGTCCAAACCTTTTTTATAATAGAAATGAAAATTTTGGGAGTTTAATTGGTCCTAATGCAGCTTATTCTTGGAGAGGTTATATGGGACCAATTACAATTTGGCGTACAAGATTAACTTCAACAGAAGTAACACAACACTTTAACACTTTTCGTAATAGATATGGATTATAGATATGGCAACATATTATAACCCAAGTATTGTAACAGACAGATTAGTTCTATGTCTGGATGCTGCCGATAAAACAAGTTATTCAGGTTCAATACATGGTGGTACTATAGCAACTTGGAAAGATGTAAGTGGTAATGAATTGGATGGACAAATAACCGGATCTAGCTCTTCCAACCCAACTTTTGATACTGGTAGTGGTGGAAGTTTAGTTTTTGATGGAAGTAATGATCTTATTAGACCAACTGCCAACGCACTTTTTAATATTAGAGAACAAATAACTGTTACAGCTTGGGTTAAAGCAGCTGGTAGTGGACATCGTAGAATAGTGAATAAAGAAGAAGAGAACTCGACAAATGATAGACCGTGGCAATTAAATTGGACAGCAGGTAATAAATTACAGGTTGGATTTAATGATTATGATTTAAATGTAGAGAATAATACTACTCTTTCAACTGGTAGATGGTATTATGTAGGATTTACTTATGATAAAGATGGTGGTGGGTCTGATGAATTGAAGTTTTATGTAAACGGTGAAGTTGATGGGACAGGTAATTATTCTACAATTTTAGATAGTACTACTAAAGCTCCAGGTATTGGGGCTGGATATATTTATAATGCTAGTCCTGATACTCCATTTGAGGGTAATATAGCAAATGTTTACATTTACAGTAAAGAATTATCAGGAAAAGAAATGTTACAAAACTATAACGCCCAACGTGGTAGATTCGGGGTATAGATATGGGAGCTAGTGGAGGACCAAGAATTCTAACAGATGGATTAAAATTACTAATTGATCCAAAAGATGATGCATGTAATGGTGGTAAGTCCATTATGACAGATTTATCAGGTAATTTGAATTCTGGGAGTCTTTATTCGGGAGTTGGGGTGAAATTTGTTGGAGCTGATGACCATTATATAAATATTACTGGTTCTGCGGTGAGTAATCATGAAATAATTTCAGCATTAGGTACTGGTGGTGAATTTTTAATATCTGCGTGGATATATCCTACTTTAGATTCAGGAGAACAACATATAATTTCTCAAGCTGAAGCAGGTACAGCTTATCAAGGTAGTTGGCAGTTACAAATCAATGGAAAAGGTTCTAGTGAATGGGAATTGAGTATGGGGACTAATTTAGCTTCTGGTTACGCATTTTGGGGTTCAACAACAGCTAATTTTGCTATAAATGCGTGGTATCACGTTGCAATGTCAAGAGAAGCAGACGGTTGGCATTATTTGTGGGTTAATGGAACGAAGTATGGTTGGGGTAGTGGAATAAGAGATGATAGTGATTCTCGTCAACTTACTTTGAATGAAGATTGGCCTGGAAGACCAGGATATCCTTTATGGATTGGTGGATGGTCTAATGGTTCTTATAACTTTACAGGTAATGTATCAGATTTACGAATTTATCATGGTAGTAATACATCAGGAATAGTAGAAGATTTATATAATAATCCAAACAAAGTTCTTTCTGGAGCAGTATCAGGTTCTCAACTTAAATTGTGGCTTCCATTAATAGAAGGTTCAGGAACAACTACTTATGATGGTTCAGGAAATGAAAGTTACGGAACTTTAACAAATAGTCCAACGTGGGTAAGCGCTTCAGCAACTACTCCACAATTAGGATCAAAAGGGTTTTCAAAGAAGATGGTGTTTAATGGAAGTGATGATAATGATTATGTTAGAATAACTGATGCTGCTAATTTAAGTTTTGGTGATGGTAGTAATGATAATCAATTTACTATTTCTGCTTGGATATATCCATATACAACTGATGGTGATGATTTTGTAATTATAAATAAACCCAATGAATGGCAACTTTGGTATGAAAGTAATTATGTTAGAGGGCGTGTACATGATAATTCTTCTACTACTAATGGTTATTCTCAAGTAGCTTCTTCAGTAACACCTGTTAGAAAATGGCATCATGTCGCTATGACTTATGATGGACGTGGTGGAAATAGTGCTGATGATGGATTACGTATTATAATTAATGGTACAGATCATGGCGGAAGTACAGCAACTGATTCTAATTATGTTGCTATGGAAAATACTACAAATAATGTTCATATAGGATCAAATCTTTCAACGGGTAATAGGTCTTTTGATGGTATTATTGATGAAGTAGCAATTTGGAATGTAACAATGTCAATTGCGAATGGACTTCGAGAACTTGCTGCTACATCATCATACGGACTTCCAACTCCATTTGATGCGAGAACTGTAAGTGGTTCAAATCTTGTTGGTTATTGGAGAAACGGTGGAATTGAAGCATCAGGAAGTTGGGATGATTTAAGTGGAAATGAAAATCACGGATTTGTTCATACTGGAAGTGCGATGGTGGAAATGTTCTATCCAGAAACACATATAAAGGGAAGAGACTCACAAGGAATGTTTTTATCAAATCCGAACGAAGGATGGTTTGATTTGAATACAAGTGGTAGTTATGGAGGTAATGATTATATTCTTAGTCAAGATATAGATGCATTAGATGGGATAGGAGCATTGACAATGGAATGTTGGGTAAATCTTAATAGTCGTCCAGATGATTGGTATTTTTTAATACACAAACATGCAAGTATTGGGATATATAGAAATCCAAGCGGCCTCTACGGTGGACAGTATCCTTATCTGGAAATGTGGGTAGCTTCAGGAAAAAGTACTCAAAGTAATGCAGATTTACGATACAATACTTGGCAACATTGTGTTGGAGTTTTTGATGGAACTAATAATATATTAACATATATTGATGGTAAATTGAGTGTAGGATCCGCCGCGGCTGGTCCAGCTGCAACTACAGATGATTCAAGTATATTATATATTGGTCGTGAAAGTGCTACAGATAAAAATTTATTTCACGGAAAAATAACAGGTGTAAAGATTTATGATAGAGTTTTATCTCCAGTAGAAATAGTACAAAACTACAACGCAATGAAAGGTAGGTTTACATAAAAAAGTTAATACTTATATAAAAGAGGTTTTATGAAATACGCATTCTGTACTCCAATATACAATACAATAAGTGGTCATTTATTACCACAATTTTTAAATCTACAAGAGTGGTGTCCACAATTAGATGGACAGATATATACTGTAGTAGGTAGAACACATGCTGATGCAAGAAATTGGTTATGTACTGATGGTGGTGGATTTAGTAATCCTAATAAACTAATTGATAAGGTAGATTACTTAGTTTGGATAGATGCTGATCAAAAATTTGATTATACACAATTAAATACACTATTAAAACATGATTCACCATTTTGTGCAGGTTGGTATGTAAAAGATTTAAGTGGTATAGCTATGATAGCAGATTGGGATGAAGAAGATTTTAAAAAACAAGGATTTATGAACTTTTGGCACCCAAGTGAGATTCAAAAACAGAAAAATCCATTTGAAGTAGATTATTGTGGGTTTGGTTTCACAAAAGTGTCTACTGATATATTAAAAGAGTTAGAATACCCATATTTTAGACAAAGAGTGGTGAAAATTGGTAAATATCAAGAGAATGTATCAGAAGATGCGACATTTTGTCTTGATGTAAAAGATAAATTGGGTATAAGACCGACAATATTACCACAATTAAGAGTTAAACATTTAAAGGAATTAATTATTTGATTATATTTATGTATAAGGAGATTTGAATGGCTTTTAGAGTAGTAAAACAATTATTTCCGTCACCAAGTTCAAGTGTAAGTGGTGGAATAACATTTAGAGACCCATTTTGGGCTCAAAGAGAAATTTATGTCGGAAGATTAAGTGGTAGTGATGAACAAGTATGGGAATTTAGTGGTAGTGGTGCTGAATCAAATGCCAATGCTAAAGCTGCACAATTAAGTGGTTCAGATTCATCAAATCGTTTATATAAGGTTATTGAAGTATAAAAAAAAATTGAATTTAAAATAATTAAGTAATATTTATTATAACAAAAATCTATTAAATAGGAGAAAATAGTTATGGCTAAAAACGAAGAAAAAAGTAGTGGAATGAAGTTTACAGATGAAGAACTTCAATCATTACAATCTTTACAGGATAATTATCGGGATAAACAAGCTCAACTTGGTCAGTTAGCAGTACAAAGAATTCTAATGAGTCAACAAATGGATGCATTAGAAACTAGACAAACTGAACTAGAAAGTGAATATGAAGCAGCTCAACAAGATGAACGTGATTTAGTTCAAAAGTTGAATGAAAAATACGGTCCTGGTCAATTAGATCCTCAAACAGGAGTATTTACACCTGCTGAAGTACCAGCTGAAGCACCAGCTACAGCGCCAGTTGTTTCAGACAATTAATAGTTTTATTTAAAAAACTTCTCTAAATACACTATTTTGGAGAAGTTACGTTATACTTATAATAGAATAATTGTATTTAAATTATTCAAAGTTTTGATATAATATTAAATAACTAAATTTGGGAGAAATAAAATGGCAGAAAGAATTGTTTCACCTGGTGTATTTACTCGTGAAAGAGACTTATCGTTTCTTCCACAGTCAATAGGTGAAATCGGTGCGGCGATAATTGGTCCAACAAAGAAAGGACCAGCGTTTACACCAACACAAATAACTTCTTTTCAAGAATTTGAAGAGATGTTTGGTGGTATGGATAATCGATTTTATACACCTTACACCGTAGAACAATATTTAAGAAGTGCAGGAGTTGTAACAGTTGTAAGAGTTCTTGGAATCGGCGGTTATAAAGCAGATTCATTTGAACTTTTCGTATATTCAGGATCAGCTGCAGATGCCGGTCATATGGCAACTCAATCACTTGCAATAATTGCACCATCACTTGGTTCAAGTGGAGTTGCAGATTTTACAACAACAGCTGTAACTGCAGGTGGTTCTTGGGATTCATTTTCATTAGTAGTAAATGGTACAAATATGGACGCAGAAACTTATGCACTTTCATTTAATACAAGTAGTGCTAATTTTATAACAGAAGTAATAAGTCCAGATCCACAGTCTACAAAAAGTGGAGCATCAGATTCTTCTGTATATGTGTATAAAGTTTTTAAAGAACGTTGTCATAATTTAGATAACCACGGTGATGGTACATATACACATATATCAGCGTCTGGTAAGTTAACAGCTGATGGACTTGATTTTCAAGGAGGTTCAACTGGACATTCTAATGGAGATTCAACTGACAGTAGTTGGACTGGAAATACAGATTATCAGTTTGCAAGAACACCATATATTCAAGCACAGGATCCTTTTACCAGTCTTTTTAGAGTATATAGTAGGTCTCATGGAACTGATATAAATACTTCATATAAGATTAATATATTGAATCTTAAACAAGCAGCAGATGTCCCTGGTTCTGAATATGGTACTTGGTCGTTACAAGTAAGAGTTCATAATCCTGACGGAAGTGATGATGATAATGTACTTGAACAATATGATAGTTTAACATTTGATCCAGCATCACCTAATTACTTTGCAAAAAGAATTGGTGATAGATGGGTTGAGATTGATTCAAATGGTAAATTGACTTATTACGGTAGTTATCCTAATTTGAGTAAACTTATAAGAGTTGGTGACTTTAAAAATATTGAAGAAGATGGTGTTTTTAAAGTGGCAAAAACAGTAGTACCGATGGGTCATAAAGCATTAAATTGTCCAATACCTTCTACTAGTGCAAGTTTTTGTCCAACAGCTTCATTTAAATATACACAAACAGATAATAACGGTGTATTTGATGCAAATGTATTTCACGGTATTAATTTATTAGATAAATTTGTAAAAAATGACAATATACAGTATTTATCACCTTTGGCAAATGCAGCATATACTGGAAATAATGTAACTATGTCTCTTGAAAATATGTTCGGAAATGATGATTTTGATACATCATTATCTTCAACATATTCTAAAGCAACTAATCCATTATCACTAAGTGGTTCAGCAACTCAACAGTTGAAGTTTGTTGTACCGTTTCAATGGGGATTTGATGGAAGAAATCCAGGTATAGGATACAAAACTGGACCTAATATTGTAGCGTCAAATACTCAAGGATTTGATTGTCAAAATTCTACAGCTAGTGGTTCAGTAGCTTATAAACGAGCAATTAATGCAATTAGTAATGCAGATGAGTTTGATATTAATTTGTTAGTAACACCAGGTATAATTCACGGATTACACTCTACAGTTACTAATCATGCTATATCTAAAGTTGAATCTCGTGCTGATACATTTTATATAATGGATGCAGCAGGGTATAGTGACAGTATTAGTACTGTTAAGTCAACAATAAAAGCATTAGATACTAATTATGCAGCTGTTTATTATCCATGGGTTAAGATAGCTGATCGTGATACAAGTAGACCTGTTTGGGTTCCACCTTCAGTAGTATTACCAGGTGTGATATCTTATACTGATAGAGTAGCACATGAATGGTTCGCACCAGCTGGTCTGAATCGTGGTGGTTTAACTACAGTATTAGAAGCTAAAACGAGATTAACTCATAGTGAACGTGATGATTTATATGAAAATAAAATCAATCCAATAGCTTCATTCCCAGGTCAAGGTGTAGTAGTATTTGGACAGAAAACTCTACAAGGAAAACCAAGTGCATTAGATAGAATCAATGTTCGTAGATTGTTGATTGGATTGAGAAAATTCATCGCAAGTACATCTAGATATTTGGTATTTGAACAAAATAGTCAAGCATTGAGAAATCGTTTCTTGAATATTGTTAATCCGTATCTAGAACAAGTACAGTCAAATAGTGGTTTAAGTGCATTTAGAGTAGTAATGGATGATTCCAATAATACACCAGATGTAGTAGATAGAAATCAATTAGTTGGACAAATCTTTATTCAACCTACGAGAACTGCAGAGTTTATCGTACTTGATTTCGTTGTTCAACCTACAGGAGCTACATTTCCTGAGTAAGTTTGACTTATAAAACAAAATAATGTATAATGAAAAGCCCCTTTTTTATAAGGGGTTTTTCTTTTATAACAAAATTATAAAAAATTTGTTTAATTGATATTTATTTATGAGTAGAAATAAAATACTTTTTAGGAGAATAAAGAATGGCTACATTAGATCCTTCACAAATTATGTTCACACCATTTGAACCGAAGACTAAAAATCGGTTTATTATGTATATTGAAGGTGTTCCAGCTTACATGATTAAGGCGGCAAATAGACCAAGTATACAATTTGAAGAAATTGTTTTAGATCACATTAACGTAAAAAGATATATAAAAGGTAAGGGAGCGTGGCAACCAATTACTGTTAATCTTTATGATCCAGTAGTTCCTTCAGCAGCTCAATCAGTTATGGAATGGGTAAGACTATCTCACGAATCAGTAACAGGTCGTGATGGATACTCAGATTTTTATAAAAAAGATGTAACTTTTAATATGTTAGGTCCAGTTGGTGATGTTGTTGAAGAATGGATACTTAAAGGAACATATATTGAAGCTGTAAACTTTGGTGATTTAGATTATGCATCAAGTGATCCAGCTGAAATAGAACTAACATTAAAATACGATTACGCAATATTACAATTCTAAGAGGAATTATAAATGGATTTTTTTAAAAAAATGTTATCAGATGTTC